CTATTGCCGTTGTTGAAGTCGATAGTGATGGCATTATTTGTATCAAATTGCGTGGATGACCAATAGCGTTGATTTGCGAAATTGCCCAAGCCATCAGCGGCCAATTTCGTGTACATTTCGGTCAATTCATCAAGCGAAGGAAGAAACCAATCGCTATACCCGTTCAGGGTCAATTGGTCGCAAAGCCTCGCGCTTATACCCGATGTGGCGCAAACTGAAATAATCTGATTTGTATTACTCTCCCCAGTTCCAATTTCAGAAAGCGTCCCATCCACAGCAATATCTTGACAACCCCAAGGTGCTTTGTCGCTTTGGTCAGCCGCCGCGCTGATGTACGCATATCCTGAATCTTGAAACACAAATAAACCACCACCAACCGCGTCACCTGCCGCGTATCCGTTAGCATCCTGCAACACCTCGTATTTGTACTGCCCTTTCTCCAAGGCGCCCAACGTAAACGTGAAGCGGTCATATCGCTCTTCGTAACTGCTCGCGTTGCTAATCGCGTCAATGTACATCACCGTGCTGGTGTTCTTCGCGATGTTGGTCAGTATCAACTTGTAGATGGTCGCGTTCGTTGCGCGTTCAGTCCACGTGACGTTGATAGTGTTCGATTGGCTGGCTTTCAGGTATAGCATCAAGTCTAAATACCACGCGCCACGCTTTTGTACAAATTCAGCCTCGCCTCGCTGATTTGCTGGATGTCAAACTTGCCCTGCATCTTGGCCCGCAACCGCTCACCCATTTCTTTGGCCATCGCTGGTTCGTTGATAAATGCCCGCATATACTTATACCATAGCTTGTCCTTCTTTTCAGGCACAAGCCACCCATCCACGCCATTCTCGATGCAGTCGGCATACATAGGCACCTCGCTGGCAATGACCGCCTTACCCATCCACGCGGCCTCCGTAATCTTCAACTCGGACTTCAAGCGGTTAAACTTGGTGTCGCGCAAAGGCGCAAGGCTCACATCAACCCAGTTGTACCCCTGAACGTAGCTGTATATGTCCGCCGCTTGGATGCGTGAGTAGTTGTTGTTCTTGCCTTTGTTGCTGAACACCTGCTCGTACCCTTGGTAGATTGGGTTGTTTTCGTTCCAGCCCGCCAAGTAAATCATATACTTGCCATCCAATTCCACCTCATCCGACAGGCGTTGCAGTGGTGACCGCATCAGTTCCACATCCTCCGTGTGCTGGGCCGCGCCGAAGTAGCCGAAGCGCACCCGCTCGCTTTGCGTTGGCTGTTCCTGAAACTGCTTGTACTGGATGTAAGGCGTGTTCGGAAAGATGCTGACGTTCTTGTTGAATTTGACCAACTCATCGCGCAGGTATGTCGTGGTCGTGATGATGTGGTCAGCAATCCTGATATGCTTCTCAATGATGGCAGGCATCTTGGTGTCGTGGTAATGCCTGTAAAAGCTATGCCCTGTGCCTAAATGCCAGTAATCGTCCATATCCAAAATAATCCGCGCACCATACTGCCGAAGGATGTTAGCCACCTGCTCAACCGCTTCAATCGGGCCACCCACCCACGTGCGGTTGTACAGGAATAGGTCAATCGTCTTCAACTCATCATCGTTCATCGTGCGGATGTCGCTGATGCTGACAAAGTCCACCACTCCGCCGCATAGGTCGTGAACAGCGGCATTCGGCATTTCAAGGCGGTAGTAACTGCATCCTGTTGGATGCTGGTTGTAAACGATGCAAATTCTCATTGTGCAGATTTAAGGGTTTGTGTTGTGCAAAAATAAGAAAGCCAGTGCGACCCTTACGCACTGGCTTTCAACCAACCCAAACTGAACTACACTTAATTCGCGCCGCCTGTGATTTGCGCTGTTGCCGTAACCCCTGCGATGACAGTCGATAGCACTTCCCTGCAAGGCTGTGCCTCCATCGCCGTAAACGTCAACTCATAACCACCACGGTCACCCATCGCTGTTCCTGACTGCGCTGTGCCGCCACTTACCTCGATGCCATTCGTTTCACCCAACAGCCAATACTTGCCGTTGCGGTCAGTAACGATGGCCAACAACCTGCCGTTGGAAGCAAGGCGCAACTGATTGCGTACTTCTTGCGTGAGCCTGTTGATGACCAAAGTCATTTCTTGCTGATAAAAAATCGTGCCGTTTTCGATGCTGGCGTTGGTGGTTTCAGTGAACTGACCCACGCCTTTCGGCAACTCAAACTTATAAAAGGCAGTGCCGCCCGAAGCGTAGCCTGTGAAGCCAGATACCGTGCCTGTGGCGTTGGTGGCTACTGACCCTGTTACGTTCCACGATGCAAGCCTAATTTCGCTAATGCCGCCAACGTTATTGCGGCATCCTAATGCATAACCTGATGTAAGTGCGCAGCTCATATTTTTTCTTGTTTATAGTGTCAAAAGAAAAAGAAGGGCAGGTTTCCCTGCCCCTGTTATCAGCCAGCAGGTGTCGTTGCGTTGCTCGCTTTGTACAGCACCATAAACTCGGGATAAGCAAACTGCACCCCGTATTTCAGTGCCGCTTGGAAGCGGATTTGGTCGTTGTCGTAAGATGCCCAGATGCGGAAGGTATCCTCATCGCAAAGCAGGTCAGTGCCGTAAAACAGGTTGCTCAATGACGTCGCCACGATGCGGCGCGTGCCATTCAATCCATTGACCGCACATACACGCATATTGGTTGCAGGGAAGAACATCTCACCCGCACCCAACTGCCCAAGGTCGCCCTGATACAGGTTCAATCCTACCAATTTATTCGCAAGGATGCGGTAGGTATCCCATCCGCAGAAGGCGTAGATGTCGTCCTTGCTGATGATTTCAACAGGGATGTTTTGGTAAACGTTCTCAAACGCGCTCACGATGGTGGTGTCACTGAAAGCCGCACCTGCAAGGCTCGACACGATTGAAGCGGATGCAGTGGTCTTCTCCATCAGGTGAAGCAGTCCAACGGTCTTGTTCAGGTTTGCGTCACCGCTCAATGATGCAGATGAACCAGTCCACCCTGATGCGCCTGTTGCAGTTGTTGACTGCCAAATAGCGTTCTCGATGTTCTTGGCAATCTGCTTTGCTTTCTGCTCTGCAAACGCTTGCTCAAAAGGTACACCTTCGTAGTTGCTACCCTGCGTAAGTTGCGTCTGCATCCAGTACTGCTCAAGCGAGCGAGGGCATAACTCCTCTTGCACTTTTACACGCGCCACGCTGATGTTACGCTGGCTGAACGTGGTTGTACCTGACGCATTCCACGCACAGGTGGATGCGGCTTGAAACACAGCATCGGTGTCCATTAAGTTCAACGATTCCTCGTACTTAACGCCAACGCGCTTTTGCATCAATGACTGCGTTTTTGCGTCAAAGACGGCTTTGGTCAGCAACGGCAACCGCTGTTGCTCGACATAGGACGTTAGTCCTCCAAGTGAAAATGCCATAATCTTTTTATTTTAGGTTTTTAAGGTTTTGTGTTAATGCTTCAAAATTCGTGTTGCGCGACAGCTTGATGTTCTCAACAATCGCATCGCTGTGCGCTTGCGTGGCTCTGCGGTTGGCACCTTGCTCATCTTCTGAACCTCGGCATCCAACTGGTCAAAGCGCGCGGTGTTGGCTTCCATCGCACCTGCCAACTTCGACAACAACTCCTCCAACTTCGCTTCCAGTGCGCTAATTCTCGCGTCTATTTCAGATTCGGCGGCCTCGCCTTCGGGCGCGACTTCAATCTCCACTTCCTGTGCGGCTACTTCTTCCTCCACCACTGGCTCACCAGCTGGCAGGTCACCCACTTCGACAATCTTGCCGCCTTCGGTAGTGATAACGCCGACTTCGGGTACAGTGTGCTGTCCATCGGGTGCTGGCAACATCCCTTCTTCGGTCACAACGAACACAGGCGTACCTGCTACCAAGTCACCATCAACGCGCACCATCGTGCCATCTTCCAATTTGTAATCTGCAAAGTTTTGCGGCGTTGGCGTTGCGGTAAACTTCCGCAGTGCGTCAGCCAGTTCAGTTAAACGATTTGCTATGCTCATAGGTCGCTTTTGTAGTTAAATACCACGTGTTTGGATAGTATGCAAAAAAACGCTGAACGCCTCTTCAAGGCTCGCCATCGCCGCTTCTAAACTGGATTCGGTTGCCTGCATCCCGAAGTAGCCTTCAATGCTGAAACCTGTGAACTGGTCACGCTCTTCCCAAACCTTGTCGTTCTCCACCTTGAACGAACCAAACCAACTGCCATCAGGTGCATCCTCAAATCCCTTCGGTGGATTCACGCCACGCTCGCGGTCAATCAGGTACGATTCAAACATATACACTCCATCCAGTGGCTTGCTGTGTTCGGCGTTTACCTTCGCTTGATTTTGTTGCTTGAAGTACTTCTGAACCATCTTGCGGATGGTGTCCTTGTCGAACAGGACGTAGTACTTGCCGCGTGTGTCATCCTGTCTTATGATTGGCGTGTCAGCAAGCATCAGCGGGCCTGTCAAGATGCGAAGTGCGGCATCCTCTGCGAAGCGGTGCTGTTTCGATAAGGCGATGAAAGGTCGCTCGATTGCGGGTGATTCCACGAGGCTGACGTAGCTTACGCCTTCGCCATCTTCGTCAATCGTCATCAGGTATACAGGTAGCTGTTCCATATTGCTAAATACCATCACGCCCCCAACGTTGCAAATTCACTCATCCGCCGTAGCCTGCCGCTAACCGAGCGGATGTCGGTTTCAACCACATACGCCCGCATCCCTGAGCCTTGACCGTTCGCAGGTGGGTTCAGCAGTTGGCTGTTCGGATTGGTTGCTGTTGGTGCTGGTAGTGATGCGCCACCACCTCCGCCGCCCCCGCTAATTGACATACTTCCGCCAGTGCTTCCTGTTGCACTCGCGTCAAATTGCGTCTTGCTGATTTTGATGACATTAGCCAAACCTGCGGCAAGTGCTATGCCCGCCTCGACAAACTGCGCACCTGTTGCCAGCTTGATGGGATTGCCACCAGCAGTCAGCGCGTTATTCACGGCCAAGTAGGTGCTGATGATAGCCTGCGCCAAACTAAACTTTTTATTGGCGGCAAACGCCTTCTTGCGGTCTTCAACACTTTGGCCATAGGTCGCCTGCATTATGTCGTTGATTGCGCCAAATGCTTGCCCTGCTAATTGTATGGACTGATTTGTTTCGGCTTGGCGTAACTGCCTGCTTTTTTCATAATACTCCTCATTACTCAATGCGATTTTCGCATTCTTGGTGTTTTCAATTTCAACCAATAAATCCGCGTGTTGTTGGGCAGTTATCAACCCATCTTGTAGCCTTCTATCTGCGGCCAACTCCGCTTTGTCTGCCTCCGATGTTGCTTGCAATACTTCTTTTGCCGTTGCTATATCTAATTGCCTGCGTTTGGAATTTACCGCTTGCCTTTCTATTTCTCGATTTAATGATTCAATTTGCAGGTTAGCACGCGCATCTGCCATATCCTTCAACTCCCGCTCAAACTCGATTTCCTTTTTTGCATTCGCCTGCGATTCCTTGCTTAATATTGCCGCGCCCTGCGCTCGCAATATCTCCTGACGTTGCCTGATTTCCTTCTGCTTGGCAAGGTCGGTTTCTAATTCAAGCACATCATAAAGTCCATCGTGTTCGGCTTGCAGTATTTTAATCTGCTCCTCGCCCCTCGCATTCATCAACGCCAGCTGATGATTTAAAGCCGCCATCGCCTCTTCGCTCGTCTGCTGGTCTTGAATGCCAAGAAAGCCTTTGACCGCCGCGCTTAACTTATCGAAGTTGGCCGCCAGCATACCAACAGCCACCACCGCCAAGCCGATTCCTGTTGCCGCCAACGCCAAGCGGAATGCTTTGAGCGCTCCTGTACTCGTGCCAACCGCCGCCGCATACGCACGCTGTGCCGTTGCGTTCAGATTCACCATAACCGCGCTATCCTTGTTCAACACGTTAGCGACCGCCTGCACTCCGTTCAGGATTGCCAATGCCGCCTGCACCTTCATCATCGCCTTCTGCAAATCCTCATTCTCATCGCCAAACAACGCCGCCGCACCCTGCGCCACTGCAAATGCACCCGCTAACCCTTGACCCACGCCAAGCAAGGTGTCCAGTGTGCGGGTGTCGGATGACATCGCCTTGATTTGCGCCTGCGTGTCGCCGATTTGGTCAGCCAATCCACCCGCCTGCGCTTGCAATTCGCGGAAGCGGTCAGTGTTGCGTTGCCCTGTTTGTTCCAGTTGCAACATCTCCTCACGCAACGATTTAAGTTGCGACCTCGCCGATTGTGTGCCTTTCTGCGTTTCGTCTTCCAATCGAAGACCAACGACAACGGTGTTTTTTATATCTGCCATTAGCGTACCTGTACTGGTGTTGTAAATGTTGGTGTGACCTCGCCATCCACTTCGGATTCAAGGTTGTAGTTCAAATTTGGCGTTACCGTTTGCGCTGTAAATTCGGCAAGGTTCAGGATGCGGCGCAGGGTCACGCGGCACATCACATTTTGACCGACCCGATAGTCGCTGATTTCCAA